TTCTTAACTATGATGTTCCGGGCACTCCGGGCTCATTTCCAAAAACAACTTTGAAGCCACGTCGTCGTCCATCAGTTCTGTGCGATGAATCTATTGCAGATTGCGCTGAACTTTTGGAGTCGATACCAGACTTTAGTACTCTTTTCGAGAAAAAGACAACTGAAGAATTGGAAACAATTTTGAGTGACTATCTCTCTGGCAATCCCAATACGAGTGCCTCCGATGATAGTGCTGGAGTTGAAAAGTATAATACAGGCGGCGATGCCGTTCTGGAAGCTATGCAACGACTTCAGGGTAAATAACCAAGTCCAGAGAGATCACTCTCCCCACGGGAAGGCACAGGGTTATCAGGTGCCTTTTTTTGCTGATGTAGCTCAGTTGGTAGAGCAGCGGTTTTGTAAACCGCCGGTCGTAGGTTCAAATCCTATCATCAGCTTTTGCGGGAGTAGCTCAGTTGGTAGAGCATTTGGTTGCCATCCAAAAGGTCGCGAGTTCGAATCTCGTCTCCCGCTCATTACTTAATCGGAGGACAAATGAATAATTTAAATGAAGAGATAGAAGAAACCAGAACTGGTTTTTATAACGATTATAATGAACAGACGCACGACACTTTGGATGATTATGCGGCGTCAATTAGTGATGATCAGCTTTTAGAGTATGATCGCGAACTACCATTTCTCAAACTTGTACATGAAGAGATTATAGATTCTTATGTTGATTATAAGAGAGGCTATGAAGTTGCTCTTTACATCTTTGAAGAAGACTACAGAGCCACAGGCCGAGAACGACCACTTAAAAAAGATCGTGTTTATTATGGTGCTAAACTTACCCATCTACAAAGTGGAGACTGGTGTGAGTGGACAGGTTTTAGTCGCTACGACATGAGAACCCGACGCATCACTGTAAAAGAATGGAGAAAGATTCCAGAGGTTGATCAAAAAAAAAAGGAAACTGTTTCTGCTAAGAAAAGGGTTTTTCCTGAACAAATCGATAAGCATCTCAAAAAGATGACTGCCGCCGACTTCGATCCCAAAACAGGCGCACTACCTTATTGCAAGATAGTCAGGGGGCCTGTGCAGCAAGAATACGCACGGCACGATTTTGTCTCATGGAGATGGGACTATGGTTGGGACGAAGAACAAACAGGTGTTCCAGAACCGCACCCTACTAATCCTAATACTGGTTTCTGGACTGTGATTTTTAAAAAGTATGAATCAAAGTATGACTATGAGGCTGGGCATTCCGTAGACAGATCACACTTGAATGAGTTTTCGGTTTACAGAACTCACCGGTCTAACACTGAGGGCGGCAAAAAACGCAAACCAAGTGTTACAGCCAATGTGTATACAATGCAAAAGAGACTTAACTAAAGGAGGCCCAATTGGGTAGAGTAATACAGATGAAAAAGAAAGCCGGAAAACTATCGCTGGATGACATGAGGTCAATGATTAACAAATCAACAGGTTTGAATGTTGCTCATGATCTTAAAGCCGATAATCCAACGGCAGTAAAAGATTGGATACCAACAGGGTCAAGATGGCTTGACTCTATAATTTGTAAAGGTAAGATGGCGGGTATTCCCGTCGGGAAAGTTACTGAGATTGCTGGTCTATCAGCGTCTGGTAAATCTTTCATGGCAACCCAGATTGCCGCTAATGCTCAGAAGAAAGGGTTCACGGTTGTGTATTTCGATGCGGAATCTTCAATCGATCCTCTCTTTCTTGAGCGAGCCGGTG